AAAGTATTATCCAACATCTCCAGTACGTCTTTAAGAAAACCTTTATCCTTAGACCACTCATCAAAGTATTCTAGGTTAAGAGAAGACAAGCAGCATACAGCAGTACGATCTTTATTAGTAGGTAGTATAATCTCTGAGCATAAGTTAGACTGATTAATCTTCAAGCCAATCTGCTTCAACCATACCGGCATCTTTTCATTGGATGTATCAATGAAGTGTAGATATGGCTCGCCTGTTTGCATACGCATCTCCAAGATACGTTGCCACATATCCCTTGCTGAGACAGTCTCTTTAATTTCTTTTGTATGTGGTTCACGTAGGTGCCAGCTATCATCTATATTAGGATCAGTCATGCAATCTTCTACAAGCTGCATAAACTTATTACTAATGTTAATACCATGATGGAGGTTCAAACATCTAAAGTTTTGATCACCAGTAGGCTTACGCATCTCCAAGAACAAGATAATATCAGGGTGATCTATGTCTAGGTAGGCAGCATAGCTTCCCCTACGTGTACGTCCCTGACGGTAGGCTAGGCTAGAGGCATCGTACATCTTTAGGTGCGGCATCATACCCGTAGACTTGTCATCAGCAGAACGAATACCAAAGCCAATACCTACACCACCACCATACATAGACAGCCAGTTAGTCTCTGATAGATTGTTTACTAATCCTTCAGCAGTGTCATCAATGTAGTTAAGGTAACATGAGATGGGTAGCCCACGCTTGGACCTCCCATAAGATAGGATAGGAGTAGAGTAAGACAGCCAATGCTTAGAGGCATAGTCATAAAGTCTTTGGGCGTGATCGTTATCAGTAGAAAATGTTTTAGATACAAAAGCAAATCTCTCTTGCGGAGACAACTCATTATCCATCATGTAAGATTCTTTAAGCCTAGCAATACCAAGCTCATCGAACAAGTGATCTTGTGCGGGGTTAATGTTGATGCCAAGGTGGGTCATCTGAGGCATGTGGTTAGTCTCCTTTACTGTATTCCATTTGTAGTATCATCTGTGCGTAGTGAATTACTTTACGTATGTCAGCTTCACCATCACCCTTTGTCCTGTGTCTGGTAATATACTTAACTACATTACCTTCAAGGAAGTCAAGCCCGTTAGAATAGATATACTCTACAGGTTGTATCTTACAATCTTTGTAGTGAGTACCACCTACTTGTGTATTTAATGCTTTGTTTTGATGGTCTAGTATTTTTTCCACTTGCTCTCTATCCTCTTTCATTCTTCGTAAGATATAGTGATCTCTTTCTTCAGCCATCCACTTAACTCCTTCAGCGTTTAAGTCTGATACGGCATGCTTCAATCCAATTTGAGAAGTAGTCTGTAAACAGACAGGGGAATACCGAATGTATCACAAGTACAACAGCAGTCAAGAGGCTTTCAACAGCAAGCTGTAAAGCAAATACAAAGTGCTGAAAGTACGTCATCTTTAGTTTCTTTAAATGTTTATTCAAGTTCTTTTCTCCTTAGTAAAAGATTTAGTTTATGTCTTACTTCTTTATTATTGTCTGAGTTAATAACATAAGATGCAAACTCCCTAACCTTATTAGGATTAAGGTCAGCGTAGTCACATATAAACTCAAAGTTTTCACTGGTCACACCTATAGAAGCGAAGAACCAATTGGTAGCTTCTCTTCTTAGAGATGTGATACTACTTGATTCAGTAATACTTTTAGACTTAGTTGCATCCAATAGAGCTTGGTATATAACAGATAAGAATAAAATATTGCTTGAATCTTTTTTACTTTCTTCTCGTAACTCTAGTATATTATTTATATTTTGTTGGTTCATCCTCAAACTCTTGTACTGGCCTATAGAACTTACCACCTACATAGTTATTATAATATGCTGCTTCATCTGTACCTTCTAAGACAGAAGACAATACATTATATTTCATCTGGTAGTATAGCTCGTAGTATTTCAGGCTTCTTTTATTTTTAAACTCAGATATAATTTCAAACTTAAAACTTCTCTTGCCTAACTTTTTAATATCTTCTAGCAGTGACTTAGAAGAACCCATATAAATAAGCCAGTTAGATTCTTTCTTAGTTGCCGCAGTACTACCCTTCTTTCTTTTTACTGGATGCCAATACTGCTTGCAACCTACATAAGCTTTGCCTGTTTTCTTATTTGTAATAAGATAAACAAACCCAAAGTTTTTCTTTAGATTAGGTTTCTTACTATATTTCCAGTGCATTTAGGTAGTTACTTCTTCAACGTCAGGTGTCTTAACAACTTGAACCAACTCTCTTGTACCATTTGAATACTTAAAAGTACGTAGCCCTTTACCTTGGTTAGCATCAGACCAACACATACTCTTGTGTCTACAATAAACACAACCAACAGCAAGCTTAAGGTTGCCAGACTTCCCATCAGGAACAGCAGCATAGCACTTAGAAGGTACGCCACTTCCCTTAACAACTTCCTTAAGGTGCTTAATCCTGCTACTTGCATTGACCATCTCCATAGAGTGTACTGGTGTTAAACAAATCTTACCAGTAGATTTATCTATAACAAGAAAGGCTGCTTGATCTATACCATTGGCTTGAGCATAGGCAGATATCTGTGCCATGTATCCAAAGGGATCGTCGTCAGCTATTGTATTAGACTCAAACTTTTTAAAGCTGAATCCAGAAGCAGACTTACAATCAACCAGAACCCCATCAATAACTGCATCCTGATGACCTAGTACTCCCTCTACTGTAACTTCTTTCTGTTGATCTTCTACTGTGTGACCTGCTATGGATGCACAGAGTAGTAGAAGTTCTTCAAGAATATATCCATATAGAAATTTAATACGTGTGCTTGGCGGTAGTTGTTCTTCTGTTGTTTCTGTATTAACATCATACCATAACTGTCTATCAGGCTTTCCTATTGCAGACAGCCTAAGATTTCCATTGCTTCTTGGTTTGCTGTACATAAATTCTTTGATGTGAACCTTAAGCATCTCACCAAAGTTATCTATGAGATCATCTACTTCTTTCTCATCACGTTCTATAGGTGTGAGATTAAATAACTCATAGATATCTTCTACTATTGTATTAATATTTTTCATAATAAGATAGGGGTGTCACATGCACAGGAGAGAGATGCAACACCCCATCCTCACTTAGTTACCAAAGGGAATGTCATCTGATTTAAGATCAGCCATTTGAGAAGCAGCATCATTAACATAGCCACCCTCTACAACTTTAAAGCCTTTGTCTCCATACTCAATCAACTCAACTACTTGAACTCCTGCAAGATCAGCAGACGTACCTGCCTTACCTGCATAGTTCCAGTCAAAGGGAAGTGCTTTTACTGTAACCACACTTCCATTCCCAATAAGTTTGTACTCACTATTCCCATCTTCATCTTCAACAACCCAAGGATTGTTTTGGGAATCCACTACCGTAGGTGCTGAACGTGGACCGTTCTTACCCTGCACCTTACGTTTCAACGTGACAAACTCACCACGTTCATCTTCTTTGTTACGTACATTTAGACCTGCACCTTCTACTAAAGCTTTGGTATCTGCATCAAGGCAGAGATCAACTTGCCAAGCAGGTTCAAACGTGCTGTTAGGCTCTACGACAGCGGCCCAATAGCATTTACCAGTTAGATATAGAGGTTGAATAGCCATATTAATTTTCCTTGTGTTTAGTGCCACACCATTGCGGCTGTTGATATTGTGTTTGTCTACTACTACAACTCCATCAGTATACACTACCTGATTCAGAGTGTCAACTACTTAATGTGTCTCAGCCCATGTCTTACCAACTTTATAATCACAGTCTAATTCACACTTCATCTTCAGTGTCTTTGTTGTCTGTGTCATTGCCTCCTTTGTTAGCCTACAGAATCTTTCTATGTCAGGGATAGCTACCTCAAACTGATACTCATCGTGTATTGAGGCAACTAATCTTACATCTAACTTAGTTTTAATAACTCGTTCCATGATATGAACAAGCCACTGCTTACATACTATAGCACCAGCACCCTGAAGTAAAGTATTTAATGCTGCATGTTCTGATCTAATGTATAATAACCTACCATCAAGACCTCTTACTGTATTGTAAGTACGAACTCTTTCTTGGATATGATTTTTTAATCCTCCCC